ATTGACGCGATTTCTCGCGGTGCATTGCCTGACGCTGGAATGACTTTTGAAATTCCTAAGATTACAGTTGCACCAACAGTTGCAGTCACTGCTGAAGACGCAGCGTTTTCTGAAACAGATCAGAATTCTGCGTTCCTTTCAGTGGACGTTAAGAAATTTGCGGGGCAACAAAAATTTAGTGTTGAGTTGCTAACTAGAACGTCGCCCCTCTTTTATGACGAGTTACTTCGTAACATGGTCGCGGCTATGGCTAAGGCGCAGAACTCATACGTCAACGGCATTTTAATTTCAAACGCAACACTTGACGCAACAACAGTTGCAACATACCCAACGGCAACTGAGTTGCTTGGTGTTATCTCACGCGGTTCAGCAAGCGTTTATGGTGCAACTGCTGGACTTGCAAATCCATTTGCACGCAACCTAATTGCGTCAACAGGTCAGTGGGCAAACCTTATGACATTGAATGACGCAGGTCGTCCAATTTATTCACAGGTTTCAAACCCGATGAACCAACCAGGTGTTGCAGTACCAACATCACTAACAGGAAACGTCGCGGGATTGAACCTGTACGTTGACCCAACAAACGGTGGCGACGGCGACGGAACACTCTTAGTCGTTAACCCTGACGCATACACATGGTACGAAGGAACTTCATACCAGTTGCGCGCAGAATCAACCGCTGACGGTTCAATCACAGTCGGTGTTTATTCATTCGGTGCAGTTGCGACAAAGATCGCAGCGGGCGCGTTTAAGAATAACAAGGCGTAACAAAAACAAACTAATCATGCGCTACGGTCACTCCCGAACGTAGCGCAGCAGTCGAGAGGAACGGAAATGCCAAGTATTGTGTCAACGGCGCAATTGCGCAGCGTGCTTGGCGTTTCCGTTTCACTTTATCCAGACAGTTATCTGGACGAGATTATCAACACCGCCGAAGCGGTTATTTTGCCAATGCTGGTTGCAAACACTTCAGCAATTAACGCTTACAAACTAGAATCAAACGTTGCGACGTATTACACGCAACGCGCACATCATTTCGTTGCTGGTCAATCAGTGGTCGTTGCTGGATTACCAGCACCCCTTTCAGCAACTGTCACAGTCGTTGACGTTAAAGAATTTCATTTTACCGCAGCAATTACCAGCGCGAACATCACATTGCGTGACATTATTCCAACAGGCACGGCAACACTTTCAGGCTATTCCGCAGCTGAAATCTACGCCAACAGTGCGCCAATCGAATCAGCCGTGCTTGCAGTCAGCGTTGAAGTTTTCCAATCACGCGTTGCAGCAGGCGGCGAAATTCAAGGCGTCGATTTCGCTTCAACGCCTTACCGAATGGGACGCAGTTTGACCAATCGCGTTTCGACCTTGCTTATGCCATTTTTAGACGTTGAAACCGTGGTGCAATAGTGCCCGCCAATTCCGTCGCCGAAGCCCGTGCAGATTTAGCAAACGCGTTTGCAGGACTAGCAGCCAACATTTACCCAAGCGTCCCAGAATCGCCAATCCCGCCCGCCATTGTGGTCGTGCCTGATACGCCTTACATGGAAGTTGTTTTATTGGGCAAGTCACAAACAAAAGTCAAAATTAATTTTGCGATCAGTGCCATTGTTGCTTCGAATAGCAATGCTGCGTCACTGGACAATCTGGAGAAACTCATCATAGGAATTCTCGCTGCAATGCCAGCGGGATACGTTGTCGGGGTCGTTGAGAAACCGACGGTGCTTGAAGTAGGTCAATCACCAATGCTCGTCGCAGACATTAACGTTTCAACTTATTACACACAGACAATCTAAGGAGTAAAAATGCCAACAACAGTAATAACTGGGCGCGACGTCACCTTTACTATTGGTGGCAATAACTACGACGCCCAAGCAACGAGCGCGGTTCTATCTAATAGCCCAACAATCGAGACTTATCAAACTTTGGACGGAAAAGTTTACCGCCACATTGATGACCAATTTACTTTCGACGTCGAAATGCTTGCAGACTGGGGCGCAACTGGTTCACTTTGTGAAGGTCTTTGGAATGCAACGGAATCAGCACCAAACACAGGAATCACGACAGTGTTGACCGCAGCAAGCGGCGCGACATTTACTTTCCAAATTCTGCCAGCGTTCCCAAGTGCAGGCGGTACTGCACCAGACGCGCAGACAGTGTCACTATCGTTCACCGTTATCGGCACACCAGCCGAAGCGTTCTAAACCAAACAATCGGGAGACAAAATGAAACTACCAATAACAATTGAATACAATGACGGGTCGCAGGCTACTTTTACAGCTGCGCCACCTGAGTGGGTAAAATGGGAAAAGCAAACGGGCAACACAATTGCCCAGGCGCAGGAAAAAATCGGAATTTCCGATTTAGTTTTTCTCGCTTATCACGCCATGAAACGTGAAGCGGCTGGGAAACCAGTCAAGCCAATCGACGCATGGACGGAGACAATTGCTGAAGTGATCGTCGGTGAAGCAAACCCAAAAGTTACCCAGTCGGAAGCCTAAGCAGAATCGTTTGGGAGATAGCCCTAACAACAGGGCTATCGCCTAACGAATTTGAATCAGCCGAGGACATTCTTACAATAATCGAGATTTTGGAAAGGCGCGCAAATGGCTAAGGAAGCAATTTCCTACGACAAAGCGGAATTGCGCGCCATTCTAAGATCATTCAAAGCAATGGACGACGAAGCAACTGACCAGGCAAAAAAGGTTACGTCACAATTGGCTGATTATGTTCGCGGCAAAATTATTGACGCCGCTGGTCGAACAAATAACCGATTAGACGACCGCGTTGCAGCGGGTGCAAAAGTTTCAAAGTCATCAAAAATTGGCGAAATCAGTTTTGGTTTTGCTGCACAAAAGTTAAGCGGCGGCGGTACGACGCAACAACTTTGGGGTGGTGCTGAATTTGGTTCTAATACTAAGAAACAATTTCCAGTTTGGTCTGGTCGTGAAGGTCGCGGTTCACGCGGCTGGTTTATTTATCCAACTTTGAGAAGTGCGCAACCTGAAATTGTTAAACAATGGGAGCAAGCATTTTCCACGATAGTTAGGAAGTACACCTGATGGCTGGTAGTCGCACCCTTAAACTTTCGATTCTTGGAGATGTTGACGGACTTAACAAATCGCTGAAAACCGCCACGGGCGACGTTGACACTTTTGGCGACAAGGTTGGCAAGGCAGGCGTTGCTATTGGCAAGGCGTTTGCCGCAGCTGCTGCGGCTGCTGGTGCTGCTGCAATTGCAATTGGTATTGAAGGCGTCAAGGCTGCAATTGCTGACGAAAAGGCACAAACACAATTAGCACTTGCATTAGAAAATGCAACGGGTGCAACTGAAGCACAAATCGCAGCAACTGAACAATCAATTCTGCAAATGTCATTGGCGACTGGTGTTGCTGATGATGAACTGCGCCCGGCACTTGGTCGCTTGGTTAGATCAACTGGTGACATTACAAAGGCGCAGGATCTCTTGGCAATTGCTCTTGATGTCAGCGCAGCAACTGGCAAGCCAGTCGAGGCAATTGCTAACAGCCTGAGCAAGGCATACGACGGGAACACTGCCGCCCTGGGTAAATTGGGCGTTGGCTTATCGACCGCTGAACTCAAAACAATGTCATTCGAGCAGGTTCAAGGTCGCCTTTCAGAATTGTTTGGTGGCGCAGCCGCTGCAAACGCTGACACTTACGCAGGAAAAATTGCACGCGTTCAAGTGGCGTTTGATGAGGCAAAAGAAACCGTGGGCACTGCATTGCTTCCAATTCTTGACAAACTTTTGCAGTTTATTAACAAAAGTGCGTTGCCAGCAATTAACGCATTATCAGGAGCGTTCAGCCTGACTGAAGGTGACGGGTTTGGCAAGGTAATCACTGACGTTGCAAACACAATTAAAAAAGTCGTGCAACCAATTTTTGAAGGCGCAAAATCGGTGTTCGACAGTGTAAAAAATGCGATCATGAATAGCAAGGACGAATTTGCTGCATTCTGGGAAGTGGTCAAATTCATTGCACCGCTTATCGGTAAAGTCATTGGACAACAACTGCGCGCAATTGGTGACATTGCTGAAATTGTTATCACGGTTATTGCTAAGGTTTTGGGTGCGATCAAACCATTGCTAAACACTGCCATTGACGGAATCAATAAAGTCATTACAGGTTTAAATCTCATCAAACCAGGTTCCGACATTCCTTATTTACCGAAAATCGGTGCGGCTTCAACTTCAACGGGTGCGCTTGGTAATTTTTCAATGTCAACTGGTGGCGTTATGACCACCACGGGCGTGACCACTGGTGGTGGCGGCGGCGGCGGCGGCGGTGCTGGAACTACTGGTTTGACTGGCGGCGGCGGTGGCGGCGGCGGTGGCGGCGGCGGTGGTGGATCAACTAGCGCGGTTGCAGTAGTTGCAAGAAAAGCAGCTGAAGCGGTCACAAACATTGCGGGCGCATTTGATAACTTCACTAGCGGCACGACTAGCCTTGCAGGCATTGAAGCCGCTTCAACACGCGGATTCCCATTCGGCACGTCAGGGGTTAACACGAACACACTTGCGGGCATTTTGGCGGCTTCAGCGCAACCAAGCGTTGTCGTCAATTTCAACGGCGTAACGACTGACCCTGAGGGCACTGCGCGCGTTTTGGTGGACACACTCAATAATTCATTCTACCGCGGCACGGGCGGCGCTAACAGCCTTCAATTCGCATGACGCAGTGGAATCCCGTTTGGCTGGTTGAAATCGACGGCGTTGCTTACACTGACGCGGTTTTGGCTAACCTGGTCATTCGCAGCGGTCGCACCAACATTTATGAGCAGGCGCAGGCGGGTTACGTCAATCTCCAATTGTTAGATGTAAATCAGACGGCAATTCCCGTTTCAATCAATTCGACAATTGGCGTTTCAATAAAAGATACGTCAGGGGCATTTGTTGCCATTTTTGGCGGCAACGTTGTTGACATTGGTTTGGAAGTCCGCGACGTGGGTTCAAGCACTTTCACGCAGACTTATAACATCACGGCATTGGGAGCATTGGCGCGTTTGCCAAAAGTCATTTACACCGACGCACTTGCCCGCGATTTTGACGGCGATCAGATTTTTGAAGTTTTGCAATCAGTTTTGTTTGGTTCATGGGCTTCAGTGCCAGGTGCGTTGACTTGGGCAACCTATAACCCGACAACAACCTGGGCAAATGCCCAAAACACGGGTTTGGGCGAAATCGATCGTCCAGGCAATTATGACCTTGCAGCGCGTGGCAGTGGACAAGATCCAATTGACGTTTATTCGCTTGTCTCAGCATTGGCAACGTCAGGGCTAGGCTATTTGTACGAGGACGCACAGGGACGAATTAACTATGCCGATTCAACCCACCGCACCAATTACCTTGCAGCAAACGGTTACGTTGACCTTGACGCAAATCATGCCCGCGCCGCAGGACTTAGAATTCAAACCCGTGTCGGTGACGTTCGAAATGCAATAACAATCAAGTACGGCGCAAATAGCCAAAACGACGTTTCAGACAGTGACCCAGCGTCAATTGCGCTTTATGGCAACCTTGCACAAATCATCACAACGACATTGCACGACGCAGCTGACGCCAACGCGCAGGCTGCGTTCTATTTGTCATTGCGTGCGAATCCGCAGCCAATTTTTAGTCAAATTCGCTTTGACCTAACAAACCCAGAATTGGACGACGCAGATCGCGACAACCTATTGAACATTTTCATGGGTGAAGCCATTGCGCTTAACAACCTACCGTTGAACATGTCGTCGGGTACTTTCCAGGGTTTTGTCGAAGGCTGGTCATTCCAGGCGTCTTACAATCAACTTTCGGTCACTTTGTTGCTTAGCCCGCTTGCCTACTCATTGCAGGCAATGCGTTGGAATGACGTGCCAGTGACTGAAACATGGTCAAGCGTGTCGCCGACTTTAGACTGGGCAAATGCCACAATAGTGGCGTAGAAAAGGGGAACAAATGACAAATCCAACAAGCAATTTTGGCTGGCAAATGCCAACGTCGAGTGACCTAGTCACTGACCTTCCAGCCGATTTTGAAGTTTTTGGTCAGGCGGTTGACACGTCACTGGCTGATCTTAAAGGCGGCACAACTGGTCAGGTGTTGAAAAAGAATTCAAACACTGACATGGATTTTGTTTGGGGCGCAGATTCTGCTGGCATGACTAACCCAATGACAACAACAGGCGACACGATCTATTCATCAAGCGGATCGACACCCGCACGATTGGGCATTGGTTCAACTGGTCAGGTTCTAACCGTTGCAGGTGGTGTGCCAACATGGGCAACGGCATCAGCTGGTGCAAATTGGTCATTGCTAAACGCGGGCGGCACTTCACTAAGCGGCGTTGCAACAGTTACAGTTTCAGGAATTAGCAACAAAAGCCAAATTTTAATTATTCATCAAAACGCAAAAATGGCAACGGCTAACGGAAGCGTATCTTTAAGAATCAATGCTGACACTGGAACAAATTATGATTACCGCACTCAAGTTTTTGTTCAACCTGGAACTAGTTATGCAACATCAATTTCAAGTTCAACCGCGCAAAATAATGGCGATCAAGTCATTTTGGGCGGTCAAGCAAACAGCACTGGTTCAAATGCATTTGTTAACGGATACGCCTTGATTAGCGGTGCAAGCACTTCAGGCGTAAAACCAGTGTTTATGGCAAGCGGCGGCGCAGATGACGGTGGCACAGGTTTCCAGGCAATGAGAATTGGCACTGCAGTTTATGATTCAAGCACCGCCGTAAGTTCTATCACTTTTCTTACAACTAACGCCAGCAATTTTACTGACGGCACAATTTACGTTTATACAACGGCATAAAGGGGCAAAAATGAAAATCACGGAAAAAAAGTTCGACGCAATTACGGGTGAAGAAACCGTCACCGAACGACTTGCCACAACCGCTGAAATAAAAGCCGCTGAAAATTTCGCAGCCGAAATGGCTGAATTGGAAGCAAAGGAATCAATCAAAGCAACACAAAAGGCTGCATTACTTGCCAAACTGGGTATTACCGACGACGAAGCGAAATTGCTACTTTCGTGACCTATCCTGACGGCACAAACGCACGGTTGATCGAAGTCGCCGCAGCTGAAGTTGGCACGGTCGAAGAAGGCGACAACCTGACCAAGTATGGCAAGTTTACAAAGGCAGACGGTTTGCCGTGGTGCGGTTCATTCGTGAATTGGTGTGCAGCCCAGGCAGGTGTCAAGATTCATTCGGTCGTTGGCACTGCGCAAGGCGCACATAAATTCAAAGAGATTCAACGCTGGTCAAACATGCCGCAACTTGGTTATCTCGCATTCATGGATTTTCCACATGACGGCGTTGACCGTATTTCACACATTGGAATTGTTGTCGGTTTGATTGATTCCAAAACTTGCATGACAATCGAAGGCAACACCAGCGGAACAGGCGACCAGCGCAATGGTGGCATGGTCATGGTAAAGGTTCGTTCGTATGGTGCAGGTAAAGAGATCGTCGGTTTTGGAATTCCAAAGTTCATTCCCTACACAGGCGAATTTCCAACAGTTACAGTTCCAACTTCGGGAGACAAACCAAAGAAAGAGACAAAAAAATGGTCGAAGCCAAAGCCTTAATCGCGTCATGGGCGCGTTCATTTATGGCAGCAGCACTTGCCCTATACATGGCGGGCGTTACTGATCCGAAAACTCTTGCAATGGCGGGCGTTGCAGCGGTTGCACCAGTGATTTTGCGCTGGTTGAACCCAAATGACAAAGCCTTCGGTTCTACGGGGAAGTGAACCGCAGATTCGCAGCGGCTGGGTTGGTTTGGGCACTTGCACTAACCCAGTCCGCTTGCGGGTATCAAGGGTGGATTCGTTATGAATGCCAAGAATTTGAAAACTGGTCGAAGCCAGAATGCCAGCCGCCGCAATGCGTCCCGACTGGAACATGCACTGACGACATACTTGGAATTGAATCGCAACAAACCCGCACGCCGTAAAACGCCTGAAGAAATTCACGCGCAGCTGATTCTGATTATTGGCACGACGCTTGCAATGGTGTTTTTGATTGTGACCATTGGGATCACTTATGCGCTTATCTTTGTCACCCAGCCAATCGGGGCGCAAGCACCCAACGACGCAGCATTTATTGATTTACTGAAAACCCTGGCAATTTTCTTGACTGGTTCATTGGGCGGGGTACTTGCTGGCAATGGACTGAAATCCAAGGCAAAGCCGTCAGACACGCCGACAAACACGCAAGGTTCTTGACCGCGCGCCATTCATGCGTCACCCTGAGTTCAGGTGGTAGTCCTATCACCAAGAATCGGGAGAATTCAAAATGGTTGTTGACTTATTAGACCCGCAGACATTGGGTCGTTTGGTGCTGGTGATCATTCTTATGGTCATTTCAGCCGCTGCGGGATACGCAAAAGGCTTTAAAGAGGGCAAGCGTGAAGGCATTGCACGACGTAAGGCAATGGTTCGCCACATAGCCAATAAGGCGGTCAAGTAATGGGATTCCTGGATAACTACGAAGCAAGCCGTGAACGCCTGGAACGCTGGTTGGAAAACTTTCCGCTTGGACGCATTGAAACCAGAATTGTGGAATTTAGTGCTGAAAAAGGCTATGTCTTGGTTGAAGCAAAAGCGTTTCGAAATCATGACGACACATTGCCAGCAGGCATTGATTATGCCCACGGCTACGTTGGGGCATACCAGCAAAACATGAAACGCTGGTTTGTCGAGGACACAGTCACAAGTGCAATTATGCGCGTTCAGCAATTGGTCATGGGCGGTGCGGAACGAAGCACCAAAGAGATCATGGAACAGGTCGAACGCACACCCGCCAAAGTTGCAAACGCTGAAAAGGATTATGACTATTGGACGACAAAGTTCGGTGACGTTCCAAGTTACAAAACGGCAGCTGAAGCCGAGCAGTCTGGCATTCCTTCACTTGGGTCATCAATGGACGAAATTGCCAAACAATTGGGCGGTGAGTTAGTGCAGGAAGCACCCCAGTGCAGCCACGGGCACATGATCTGGAAACAATCACATGACGGCGCACCAAAGACATGGGGCGGATACTTTTGCACCGAGCGCACAAAGGCAACGCAATGCAGCCCGCGTTGGTACGTTTTGCGGTCAACTGGCAAATGGGAGCCACAAGTATGAGCGACTTTATCGAGATTATTTATCCGCAAACCATGACCGCCAAACTTATGGAAAACGGCGAGATTATTGCTGAATACAAAGTCGAGCAATGCGACAAATGTTCAATGCTGACCAAGTTTGACGCCTTTGGTTACCAAAAGGGGTATGACCGCAATGAAAAGATAATCTGGTTTTGTGCGGGTTGCAGATGAAAATGCAATTGACTAGGCAAGAGGAATTTACATGCCACGAAGCCGCGTTGCATTTAGCCAGTAAAAATAAAGATTATTGGCAAACCCGTGAAGGCGGTTATTCAATGGACAAACCATTGCATGATCTAATTGCACAAGACGCGCAAAGCATTGGCAGTGAATGGGTTGTCGCAAAATACTTAGGACTTGAATTTGACCCGTTTGAACAAAAGGGAAAAGTCAAAGCCGACGTGGGAAGTCATTTTGAAGTTCGCTGGACTAAGTACGTTGCCGGCCATTTAGTCGTTCACGAATACGACCGACCAAATGACGTTGCGATTCTGGTAACTGGTGAATCACCAAACTATTTCATTGCGGGTTGGATTCCGATTGCAATGGCAAAACGTCCCAAATACCGTCACACCAAGCAACCTAACTGGTGGGTGACGCAAATTAACTTGCAGCCAATTGAGAATTTACGGAGAAGCAATTATGGACACAGTGCAGTTTGAATGCAGAAAATGCAAGAAGATCACAAAGCAGCTGATTCACAGGATTACCGACAACCTTCCCGAAGGTGTGGAAGTGATTCAATGCACCAAGTGCGAAGTCATGGGGGTTGCGCAGATAGGGAGTTTCAATGCCAATCTATGAGTTTGAATGCACGGTGTGCAAAATCCGTGTTGAGGTGGATAAGTCAATCCACGACGAAAACCAGCCAATCTGCTGCGGGGCAAACATGAGCCGACGCTACTCAACTTTTGGCATTTCGTTCAAGGGCGACGGTTGGGGTCATCAATGATCGTCGTGCTTATGGGCGCACCAGGGGCAGGGAAATCAACCTGGGTTCGAAAAAACAAATCAGGCTTTGAGTACATTTTCAACACTGAAGCCGTGCGGGTCAACCGAGAATTAGACATTGCCGCATTCATGGGCTTGCAACGCATGAAGGCAGTCAAAGCCGCTGAAGAAGGTAAATTCATCATTGCTGACGGTACACACACCATTCAAATGCATAGGCGGTTTTGGTTAAATTTAGCTGATCGTCTAGGCATTGAAACGAAATTGGTTGTCTTTGATACACCATTGCAAACATGCCTGGAAGTTCAAAACAATAGGGAATTTCCAGCACCGCGCAAGGTTGTTGTCGATCATCACCGACGCATGCAAATGGCGAAATTACACATCAAGCGTGAAGGGTGGGGTTCAATTGAAGTTATTACACGTTAAAAGTTATCCACAAGAGTTATGCACAGGGGTGCAAAAGGTGTGGGACACGCCCAACGCCATGCGTAAAGTTATTCAATCATTGACAGACGCGCTACGATTCTTTCGCGAGAAGCGAACCGCGTCGGCGGTTAGTTCGCTGAAGCGCAAGAAGCGTTTGTGGGCGAGTATTGCCATTTTGGCGGTTACTTCGACAACAGGGATAACCAAAGCCAGTGCAGCTAACTATTCAATAGATCATTTAAAACTATACGCACATTCAAGGATTCTGGACTATAAAGAGTTTCAATGCTTCAATCGCATAATCACAAAAGAATCACGGTGGTCATACACTGCCAAGAACGGTAGTCATTTCGGACTGGGTCAAATGAGATCAAAGCACTACCGTGACCTTGATCCATTCAAACAAATAGACGCAACAATCAGATACATAACAAACCGTTATCAAACACCATGCAAGGCATGGGCATTTCATGGTGAGCGTGGGTACTATTAATGAGCGCACTCAAAGGCAATGGGTCAACGGCTAAATGGCGCAAGATTAGGCAGCGTATCCTTCAACGTGACGGTTACACTTGCCAGCATTGTGGACAAGAAGGCAATTCAGTCGATCACATCATCAGCAGGCTTCAGGGCGGTTCAGATGATGAGTGGAATTTGCAGACATTATGCACACC